TATTGATATTTTCCTCAGACTCCATGAATATTTCGCCTGTTGGAGTAATACGAATTTTATTTTTATAAATTTTATCCGAGAGCAAAAGGTCATCTGGATGCTCATTTTCTAGTGGTTTTGTAAAATAATGAACGCCGCCAACTATTAATGCATCATTGGCACTAAATGACCTGCTTGCAGCCTTTCCTCCACCAAACATCAAAGGGTCAATATCCACTTGTGAACAGATCACTAACACAATATCGCCTTTTTTATAAGGAACCTGAATGACAAATTGCTCCGTTTGATGAAATGCCATCGGAACATCTAAAATCGGTGTAGCATCTGGATCATTTAAAGGGAGAACATCAGCTTTATACAAGTTCATATCTACCTCAAGTACTTCACATATAAGACATGTATTCATATTCATCAAGCTTTCTTCGATAGATTCACTTACAAATTGAGTCATTGATGTTTTTGTCAAACTGATACCACCTCGCATTCTGTGTAATATTCCTGTCCTGATGTATCTCCTTTGTGTTCCCCCTTAGATACACGAAAAACACCGCTTACTTTACGAGATGTAAGTTTAATAATGACATCTGTTGTAATACGGTGGTTTAGTAACACTTTGATTTTGTAACCTTTAATCTTTTTCTTATCATTTTTTAATTTAGAACCTTTTTCGTCCTTCATTTCTTCCTCGACTTCCTCTGGTTCGTCAATTAAGCCTGTTTCCTTAGAAATATCGAGCCCTAAATTATCGCCCTTTTTACTGTCACGTACATAGATGCGCCCTTTATTAATGTGTAGCTTTGCCTCACAATCCTTTGCAATTTCAGAAATAAGAAACTTAATTTTGCCATTGAGTGCTTTGCCTGAACGATAAATAAAATCAACAGGTAAATCAATGTCACCAATTGCAAGACCAGCGTCACGTGCAAGTTCTCTTAAAATTAAAGAAGCTGGTGTATTCCTCCCATATGTCCTTTTAATAACCGTTTTAGTGTAGTCTAAAGTGCAATCAATACACTTAAATGTCGTGATTTTGTCTAGCCCTTCCCACTTAGTTCCCTTCTTTTTTAAAGTTCCACTGAAAATCACTCCATTGTCATCAATGTAACCAGCACTTAAAATTGCTTCTTTATTTGCAGCTATGGAATTAATCGTTTCATCCTTAAGGTTATAAACTTGGATGTCAATAGTATCTACTTTATCGTTATCACCGAAAGGAACACTAAATTTTATAGTTAATGGATCCGTAATTTCTCGCCCACTTACTAAAAATGTAGTTTTACGCATGTATAAATTACTCATCTGTTTCACCTACATATAAAAAGACCGTCTCATTCAGATTTTCGTATGTAATACGAGTCGCTGAATTAGCTCGGTCTTTCGGTATAATTTGCACTTTTGGTAACTCAATGCTTGTCCTATTTCTGAATAGTGGACGATTCAAAATGAGCTTTTCGCCAACTACAAGAGCCCCACCATTTTTAAATAAATCAATGGTAAAAAAATCATGAGCATAGTTGTAATTGACTTCAAATTCAAACACTTCACTCGCTAAATCTATTTCAAAAGCGTAGGGAATTTCATTTTTATCAATGTCAATATATTCATCCATTATTTACGCCCCTCCAATCCGGCCAAACCACCACTTGATGTTGGAGTAGTGTATTTGGTTTTATTCGTTTTTGATGTTTTGGAAGGGGTCTTTTTCGTTTGCTGCCGCCCTTTGTTACTTACAAGTTTAGTTTGTTTTTTTACTGGCACTGATACACTTACAAATTTAGCAACCTTAGCTACTTTAATTTGCTTTAATGTCATTGTAAAAGCATAGCCATCTTTAATTTTAGCTTCATAGTCCCGACTAAAATCTGTAATGACAACATGTTTTAAGGCTGTCATATAATCAAAATCGATGATTTCGCCTTTTTCTCGGTACTCCCTAAGCTTCAATACTTTTTCTTCCGTATCATCAAGGATATTACCTGTTAATGAGATGGTGATAGGGTTACTTTTTACATGGTCCGTAATCTGTTCACCATCTTCCAATGCATGATCTGTTGTAGTAGAAGATTCGGGCATTGAAACTTTTGTGATAACATCAATTAAAACATCCTTTATATAAGGCATCCTATCACCACCTACATAATTTGCATTTCTTCACCTAGCAAATCGCTAACTGCTTCTCGCACCTTTTGAGCTATATCTAGCGGATTATCACCTGTAATTTGGAAAATAAATTGATGACCTCCACCGCCTGCATTTGGTGCTTGCTGAGTTGTGCCTCCGCCTCCCATGTTCAGCTCTGGTGTGCCATCAGAGTTTTGAGACAACATCCCTGCACTTCGCAAAGCAGATGATTGTTGAGCTGTTAGCACGGTTTCATCTTTATGCAATTCTGCTACATAGCCATCGTAAGGCACTCGTTCTAACCCTGTCGCGTGTGATCCACTTATAAAATTACCTACGGCTCCAGCAGCTTTGCCAATTGCTCCACCGATTTTCGAAACCCATTCAGGCGGTTTAAAGTTAGTAATTGCGTTTCTAAAGTCGATAAATTTATCATAGAGCCCTTTGAAAAAGCCCGTTACTGGCTGTATCTTTTGAGCCGCCCAATCATAAATACCACCAAATACCTCTTTTGTTTTATCCCACAATTCTCCCGCTTTTACTTTCACCGTGTCCCAGTTTTGATACAAGTAGACCCCTGCTCCTATTAATAAACCAATTGCTGTGACAACAAGACCAATCGGATTAGCCCTCAAGGCAGCATTAAAACCTTGCGTGGCGAATGTAGAAGCAAACGTACTAGCTTTATATAAATCTAACGCTGTTTTAACAAATGTAATTCCTTTAAGCAGCGCAAAACCACCTGCAACTCCAGTCAATGCGGATACCACTAAATCTTTATTGTCGATTATCCAACCAACACCTGTTTTAAAACCTGCATAGGCGGGCTCTACATTGTTTGTAATGACTTCTGCCATGGATGTAAAGGCATTTTTGATACTTGGTACAGCCGATTCAATGTCACTCATGACACTACCTAAGAAATTTTGCATTTCTTCACTTTGAAAGGCTTCTACCATTCCTAATTTCAAATCTCGCCACACTTTTGTTGCTCGTGTACCAAAATTATTTTGTAATGCTTCGCCTGCTCTTTGAGTAGCCCCACCAAATTCTGCTGTAGCA